CTTTTCAGGGTCCTCTACCACGAGGTAATGGCTGGCCGGATGCAGCCCGTCAGCCTCTTTCTTGCGCACGGCGGCCTTCTGAGCCTCGGGTTCGTTCGCGTAAAGTGCCGCCATCTGCTCCTGTGCTTCGTCGCGCGTGGGATGACATCCCAGCGTTTCGCCCTGCGGCTTGCCATCAGCGCCTTGCCTATAGACACAATACTCATCGTCTCGCTTCACAATTAGGTATGGCATCTCAATCCCTCGACATAATACGCCAGGCGTTCTCTTACTACAGAACCATATCCAAAGATATTATACAACAACCAGAACCAAATGCGCTGCATCACCGCCACCACCTGCGCAACATCTGCGCCCACGCCCGCTCAATGTCGCCTCGGCGGGCCACTATGTCCACTGCCTTCCTGTCGGTCATCCAGCCGCGCACCCGATGCCACCAGTTTTGCATCTCGTGGTTATGCACCCACTGTGCGTAGCTGGCGCGGTTGAATATCCGATACCCAATTCTACCATGCCGCACACCGCCCCACTGACGGTTCAGCATCTCGGAAGTCTTGCGCCCGCCGACAGAACCGTCCTTGCGGAACCAACGTGGCCCGAACCCCCGCTCGTACCAGCGGCCACGGTCGTTTGGCACATTGGCCTCACTTGCAGGCGGGTACGGAGCCAGCTCTGACCGAATCATCTCGCCCACAGCTTGGGTGAAGCCTCGCAGCTCGGGCGTCAGAGGCCGCTTGAGTTTACGTTCTAAAGCATCAAGGCCCCGCACCTCTATCGTAATCACTGTACCAACCTCAAGGTCGTGCTGCAACGACAGTTGACGTGAGCCGGCGGGCCCTCGGGGAACTTGTCAGCCCACTCACTCTCCGGCTTGCCGTGCAATGGCCCACATATCGGGCACACTCGCTCGTCCCTCAATGTGTACCAGTAGCGCTGCATCGTGATTCCAGCTTCGGCAACCTGCTGCTGGTAGTGCCGTGTCGCCGCGCTGCTGGCCCGAGTCACCTCAGTCACTGCAATCATACTGGCACGGTTCGCGCCAAACGCCGGCTCAAGCATCGCTTCCAGCTCGCCGCGCGTCATCCCTGGCCGCTCCTGCCAGGTCGCCATAACCTGCTGGACATGCTTGCGCGTCGTCGCGTCGAGGCCAGGCTCCCGAGTACCGTCCGGTTTCTCCCGCCCGCGCATGAGATCGTAGGTATAGGTACGGGCCCAATTCAGCGCGGCCTCGTTCACCAATGCCGGATCGAACTCGATCCCGACGCTCATGCCGTGCCGTAGGACCTCGTCGGTCATAACCTGACTCACCCTCAACCCCATAATGCGCGCCAATTCCTCGCTGAACTCATCGAACGGCGGAGGCTCGCCGGCTGCAATGGCCCGAGCAAACCTGGGCCTCCATTTTTTGAACAAGGCCTCGAGGGCTTCGCGCATATCGTCTTCAGCTGCGTCGCGGCTGTCCTCGATGGCTTTGAGCCACCTGAATGCGTCGGCTGGGTCATCATACAGCTCCTGAGCCAGCCGCACGCCCATCACGAAAGGGCTGCGGGAGTACCTCAGGCTCCCAATCGGCAGGCTTGCCCCGCCGCTTTGCCTTGGCACGCCAGCGCCTCAACTCGGCCTTGGCGGCGTCGAACTCCAGAATCGTGGCCTTGGAGCGCCCATCGTCGCGCTCCTGAACAGGTTCTTCCTCGACCGTCGGCTTGGGCTCGGAAGGCACTGTCGCCGGCAACGGCGACTGCGGGCCAATCTGGGCCGCCAGCATCCTGCCGCGCTCATCGCCCAACGGATCGTGCCCATAGTGCTCAGCACGTACCTCGTCGATCGTGTGGTAACGTGCATATTCCTGAAGCTCTTGCAAATCCACCAGCCGGTCAGACTTGCGCGGATCGTCGAACTCGGCAATCAGATTCTCGCCATACAGCGGCAAAACATCGTTGCTGATCGTCTCCGCTACGTTCACGAGGGCAGGCCAAAGCGTGTATTCAGCAAACGCAGCCTTGGCCACCTGGGCATTCGCTTCCGTGGCATTTTTGTCGAGCATCCCAGGCGGGATCCCGAAGGTCGCCAGTATCTCCTCTTTGTTGAACTGCCGACCTTGGAGGAACTCCATATCATCGTGGTTCATGTTCGTGGCGATCCACTGCACGCCACCCTGGCCGACGCCGCGCAGCATCATGAGGTTGCGCTTCGTGCCGCCGTGCTCACGCCGCAAGTCCGCTTTGAGACGCTCCCAGAGAGAATCGGGGATCATGTCTGCAAAGGCCAGCGCCCCAGGCACTTTCGCGTGATTCTCGGCGAAAAATTCGCGGTTCCATTCCTGCATCGCCAAGTCGGCCTTCGCCACCTGAGCCAAGGGCTCGATGCGGCTCAAGCCGACAAAACTGCTCCGCGGGTGGAACTGCTTGAAATGCACGATCTCGTGCGTCGGCAGTTCGACAGCCCGCTGAAACCCACCTGGACGATACTCGTAGTGCTTGATGTACATTCTGCCGTCGGGGACCGGCTCGATCTGGTGGCTCGGGATTATCCAAATCTCGTCGGGCGGCGAATCTGCATTGGGTTTGTTGAGCCACCAGTAGGCGTTGCCGGTCAACGTAAGATAGGCGAACGTCGCGTACAGCAACATGTAGCGAGAATAGAGAGGCGAGGGGCGGCGCAAGAGCTGCTCAAAGGGATGGTTGGGAATATCCTTCGTGTCCTCGCCGACCATCTCTTTGACGTTCAACTGCTGCAACGCTGCTGCCTCGGCGATCGTGCTGACTGCAATGTGCACCCATGACAGGCGCTGATACAGTTGCTCCTGGTTCGTGACAGTGTCCAGGCTGGGCAACGAATGGCGTTCCGATGCCGCCGCACGCAACATCCAAGACGGATATTTCTTCGGCGCTGCTCTTACTGCAAACAAGCTACTGATGAGGCTCATTGTTCATCGCCTTACGATACCCGAGGATGACCCCGAGTGCTATCAAGATAAGGCCACCGGCTATCACACCGAGCGGCAGGTAAATCATGCCAAGCCCGAATGCTACAACCACAGCTCCAGCGATCCAAAGGATATCGTCAATCATACCACCGACACCAATTCATGCGATGCAGGCGTCAACGCTGCCCGTAATGCCAGCGCCCGAGCGATCACAGTGTCGTCGTGCATGCCCTCGGGAGCGCTGTACGTGCTCCGGCCGGTCGTCGGACTGACCTTCTGCTCGTAGGCTTCCAGTTCGCTCGTGGCGACCGGTATGTCTAACCACTGGGCCTCGACGCGCTCCAAAGCCAGGCGCAAGCTCTCGATAAGCTGCGGCTTGGTCGTCGCCGTAGTCTCGAATCCCTGCACAGGCAGGCCCTCATAGCTCAAGGCATCGATCAACGGCTGGCCCATCGCATTGCTCTCCGCAAGGATGACCGCTGGCTTCCACCATTTTGCCAGGTCTTTCAGGCGCATCGACTGGACGACATAGTCGATCTGGTTGAAACGCTCCAGTTGGAGCTCGCAGCCGCAGTCGACGCAGAACACGCTTATCACCGTCCAGTCCTGCGCCTTCGCCCAGTCCACGCCGAACACGATACGATGGCCCTGGTGGTCCTCAGGCTTGGCGCCTGGCGGCGCATTGGTGCACGCACGAATGTTGCGGAACACCTGGCCCTCGCCCTCGAGGAACTCGGCAAGAATCTCCTGGCGGTATGCCTCCTCGCTCATGTTCGCCATCAGGTCCTCCAAGGCCCGCTGGTCTAGGTACGGGTTGGCAAGACTCGTGAAATGCCACGAGTGCCAGTACTCACCGTCCTGCTCACCGCGCAGAAACAGCTTGTAGAACCAGTTGCGACGCCGCGGTGTACTGATAAACATGGCATCGCCGTCATTGTCGAGGAGCATCGGTGCCCCCACTTTGTCCCAGGCATCAGGATCGAGCAACGCGCACTCGTCCAGAACCAGGTAATCAGCGTAGTCGCCGCGGAGGACATCGGCGTCACGGCCGGTCTTGACCCTGATGCGCCCTGCGCCGAATTGCAGTATGCGCCGCGCCTCGTTTTTGTACACGAGACCGTCAGCAATAAGGTCGGCCAACCACGTCTTGGCTTTGTCCCAGAACGCATCCGCCTGGTCTTGCGTGGTGCTTGCCAGCAGGACACGTCTGCCATCTAGCATTCGTTCGACACCGACCAGCGCCGCAAGCGTCGTCTTGCCCGCACGCCGGCCGGCACACACCACTTTACGCTTGGCCGGGTGCGTCTCGATCTCGGCCTGCAACTCGTGCGGTTCGGGCAGGTAGACCGTGTACTCAGTGCGCGTGCTTGCTGTCACGTACTACCCTCACCGTGATCTCGCCGGTGGACTCCTGCTGCAAGCGCTCGATGTAGCCGCGTTTCTTGCCCTGCGTCTTCAGGAAGAAGCATACGGCCCATGCCTCGCCAGCAAGTACTGCATCATAAAGCACGGATTCTGCGTTGTCGAGCATAGTTTCGCGTTGCTCGTCGATAGCATCACGTACTGTAGAGTAGCGGTTGCGATAGTTATAGAGAGTTTGCCTGGTAACGCCAAGCGACTGTGCGGCAGATGACAGATTGCCCTTTGCCTTTTTGACGGCAGCTATTATCTCGTCACATGTTAGCTTCTGCTTTGCCATTAGCTA